GACGGAATTATTGAAGACGCTAAATTCAAAACTTACGGATGCGGCAGTGCTATTGCTTCTTCATCATTACTCACAGAGTGGGTTAGAGGAAAGTCCCTTGACGAAGCAGGAGAAATCAGCAATCGAGAAATTGCTGAAGAATTATGCCTCCCGCCTGTAAAGATTCATTGCTCAGTATTGGCTGAGGATGCAATCAAGGCAGCAATTAAGGATTACCAAGAAAAGCAATGAGTAAATATATTGCTACTATTAAAGAAGATCCAAAAACTGGAGAACTGATTCTACCCATACCCGATGAACTGTTAGCTGAAGTAGGTTGGAGTGAGGGTGATGAATTAGTTTGGGAAGAAACTTTAATATGTGAAGAATCCGGCGAATATCCTGGATATACTTTACGAAAGAAGCATGACGATGACGTTATTTAAAAAATGGTGGAGAATCTGGGCTCAATCGCTCGGAGAAAAGGTAGGTGAAACAGATCGTCAGGCTAACGCCGTTGCAGTGGTAAGAACCTTTTGGTGGGTTCTTCATGTATTCACTTGCTTCATGATTATTTTACATAATGGGAGAAATCTAGGATGGTGGCCAACATAGAAATCAAGCACGCACCTATTCTTAACGTTGAAAAGACCGCAGCCCTATACACAGAAAAAGATGGTGTCAATGTGAGATATGTTTGCACGACAGACCTCGAGCAATCAGATCGACCATACGATATTTTCTATAGGGATACGCCACACCCAGAATTTGGTAATCGTTATTTTGGTCTTACTTTAAAAGATGATCATGTTCTTATCACTGATGCTGATGTTATTGAAACGATGGAATTCGGTATGATCGAAGATAGAGATAAAAATCTTTGGTATAGTCAATCCCATCATGATTGCTTGTTTATCGATGGAAGCATGATCGACGGTGGCCGTAAGTATTTTCGATCAAAGGGCCGGGTCTGGATATATAAGATTAGGAACGGCGAGTTCCTATGCACAGAAGAGGAATAAGATATGAAACGGATTTACGTTCTTGCTCTCAGTCTTATTTTGTTATCAGGTTGTAGCTCTCTCCAAAAATTCATGCCGAGTAATTTTGACAATGCCGAGTTTATGCAATTGGCTGAGTTGAAAACAGCGGCAGGCTGGAGTGCTACATGCCATCCGGGTGAACTGAAGCGAATGGCTTACATTAGCCGCACACTCAAAACTTATAGCGCTAATACTCTTAACGCTAACATCACAAATATCTATGATGGAATCAATTCTCTTGTCGAAGAGCTGTATGCTAGAGAAAATCCTAGTGAAGGTTATTGCAAAATCAAAAGGCAGAACATCGTCTTAGCGATCGATTCTGCACTCGACACTTTCGGAGGACGTGTTAAATGACACTCATTGAGTACATCAATCAAGCAGAATCTCGCGTAAGAGAATATAAAGAAATGGTAGACTCTGGGCATATTACGCCATCAGAGTTCCATGAACTTGTCGAAGATTTTACTGACTTGACTCGAATCGAAGGAGATCTCGAGCTTGAAGAAAATAAAATTCTGGTACAAAAAACTTTTAATGTGATACAATCAATCATTAGCGCAGTTTAACTAAGGAGTTTATATTATGTCTGATGTGATTATTCCAAGCAGCCCTGCAGATCGTAAGCGTATCAAAGGTGCAATGGAAGAAATTAGTAACTCGTTCACTCGAATCCAAGCCGAAAGGGATTTTCAAAAGGACGCCCTGCAGTCTCTTGAAGAAGATGTAGGTATCCCTAAGAAGTATCTTCGTAAGCTTGCTCGAGTATACCATCAACAAAACATGACTCAGCTCATGAATGAGATGGAAACGATTGATACACTTCTTGACGCAGTTGAAGTACGACAGGAAGCGTAATGGCCGGTAAAGGAAGCAAGCCCAGACCAATCGAAGTAGACCGTAAAACTTACGAGGATAATTGGGATCGTATTTTCGGCGGAGTAGAAAAGTTTGCTCAGAATAAAACCGAGTTCGATCAAATCCAAAAGCAAAAGTCTATGACAGATTTGAATTGGGACGGCGACGAAAAGCCAGCCATTGAAGAATAAATAAAATTTGAGTCAGTAGATTCATGGCGGTATCATGTACTGATGTTTTTTAATAAGCATGAGGTACATTATGAACAAAATCGCCGTGGGTCTACTGTTTTCTTTTCTCGTTGCCTGTGGTGGAGGTGGATCAGAAACCGCCGAAGACACCACAGTTGTAACCCCACCTCCACCTAGTAATCCCGCCGCAGGAACCGTGCTCGAAGAATCGTGTAACGGTACTACTCTTATTCAAACAATCGCTGATGGTAACGGTGGATCGACTACAGAAGAAACACCAAACTCCGAAGCGTGTGGCTATGAGGCACCTCCCGTATTTGGTACTCCACTTGGAGATCCTTATTGTGCAAACAGCACAGAACAACAATTTTTAGACCTACTCAATACGATACAAAATCTTAGTGACTTTGATAAGGTACAGGATTTTGCTGACGGTGAAGGTGGTTCTTATACAGAGGTGGTAGAGACTGATTCAGCAGATTGTGGCTGGGAACCACCACCCGAAGAAGGCACACCGCTCGGTGATTCATATTGCGCAGGTACATTGACAGCAGAAGAGTTCGAACCTCATCGTGAAAATATCAATCATTTGTTGCTTGAAGATCGCCTACAAGATTATGCGGACGGTGAGGGTGGATCGTATACCGAGCGAACTGTACACCTCGATCAATCGTGTTTTGTACAAATGGAAAGACCCGATGATTGTCCTACAGATGCAACGGATACTGGCGATTCGCGATATGATTATCTGACTTGCGATGGTGTTAAACAAAGAACTGGTGTAAGTTTCCCATATCAACCAAGATCAGAACATACTGGAAGAGCAATCATTGATATGTTATTTGTCGTTGATACTGCATTAACCGAAGAAGATCGTGATGGTATGACCGTAGAGGAGTTTGTCGATAAACAAATCTACGAATCGAATCATATGTATATGGCATCAGGCACATACACTCTTATTCGTCGAGCGGGGATTGTAATGGTTGATGTGGCACCAGGTGATCTATATCGTCAATACTCTGCATTCTTTAATGAGCGATATGAGTTTCAAGGATTGAGCGAATGGCAACGCGAAGCAGAAGCTGATTTAGCATTTCTGTTTAAGAAACGCCCCGAAGAACCAATCGCATGTGGAGTTGCTAACTTAGATGCAACTCGTGGCATCGATAAGACGAGAGGTATTACACAGTGCTTCCATAATACAGTGTTCCAAGAATATGCAACTACACGTTATTATGAACGTGCGCACGAGACATTCGCCCATGAGGTCGGTCACCTATTAGGAGCTCAACACGAATATAATGACGTTAGAAGTGATTGGGGTCTTTTTGAATATTCATATGGTCACCATTTAGATGGATATAATCCACAAGTAGATAATCCGGACTACGAAGGTGTATATGGTGGTTTCGGTACTATTATGACTTATGCCGATTTACCAACTGGCCGTTTCTCAGATTATAATGTGACTTGTACTTTTGGTGAGGGCACAGGTGAATATCAAGGACAATCAGTAAAATTAGGTACAACTGGTGGATGTTTTTGTTTGGATGAAATAGAAAATCAACCGCCACCTACAAATAATGCAGAGACTATCCTGAGAACAAGATATATAATGAGTCAGCTACACGAAATGGAGCACGGTGTACAATTTTCACCAGCTTTGTATAATATGGAAATGGATGGATTAACAATAGAGGAAGATCCAGAAATTTGTTTATTTTAATGGAATATGATTATGAAAAAGAGAAACTACACAGCAGAGACGGTTAGGTCTCTACAAGGTTCTGTACAGATTGAACACACGCTTGCAAAAATGGGGGCAAGTAAGCTGCGTAAACTCTTTGAAGAACATGATTACATTAACACGTTTGGAGCATACAACGGTCAACAAGCTATTCAACACGTTAAAGCAGGGTTGCATGCAATTTATTTGTCTGGATGGCAAGTTGCAGCATCGCAGAACTCAGCTGGTGAGGTATACCCTGATCAGAGCCTTTACCCTGTTAATAGTGTGCCTGACGTTGTACGTAATATTAATAACGCCTTCAGACGACAAGATCAAATCGAATACGCCGAGTCGGGAACCGGGTTTTCCTTCGCACCGATTATAGCAGACGCAGAAGCTGGATTTGGAGGAGTATTAAATGCTTACGAATTGGCACGAAATCTTATTGAGGCAGGCGCAGCGGCCGTCCACTTTGAAGACCAACTCTCTTCAGCCAAAAAGTGTGGACACCTCGGAGGAAAAGTCCTCATCCCTACTGACCAAGCTATTCGAAACCTCAACGCTGCAAGGCTTGCTGCTGATGTGGCTGATACTGATACTGTTATCATCGCA